AACAGAAATACTGCTAAAGGTACTTTTACCTTATTGATAAGAGCCGGTAATGATACTAATAAAAGAAAGGTAATTTTAGAGACACATGCTAACCTATCCTTAGATCCTGAGAGTACAGATTATATTCTAAAAAGAATCGGTAATCAAGGTAATGAAGTTGCTGTCGAGGATGGGGTTGCCTTCCTAAAACCAACTGGAGAGTATCCAAATCAGTCTAAATATGTAAGAGTTAGTGATTTACCTGATGCTAATAAGACACCAAATTACTTAGATGAAAATGGGGATGTCTTAACACCAGCACTGTCAGCTTCAATACCACCAGTTGGTAGTGGAAGTGCTCATGGTGCTTTCAGTGGTGGCGTATTTTCGACAGAAATAGCACATCCATTTAAATTTTATGATGATATAAGCCCTACTAACTCACAAGGTATAGACGTAGCAACAAGTGGTGCTGCTGTAGGTGATTCATCAGTGGGTGGTGGATATGGAACTGCTCTAAGTATGTTGAAGAATAAAGATGAGTTTAACTTTAACTTACTGTTTTTACCTGGAATAATAGATGGTAATGCTAATCATTCAGGTATTATAACTCAAGCCATTGATCTTTGTGAATCTAGAACCGATTGCTTCTTAGTATATGATGCTACGAATAAAACAAGTACTGTTACTAATGTAACAACAAATGCGAAAACTCGTAATTCAAGTTACGCTGCTACTTACTATCCATGGGTTCAGATACAAGATACTTCACTAGGAACTTTTAGGTATGTCCCACCATCGACTGTTATTGCCGGTGTGTATCATTTCAATGATGTGATTGGACAACCTTGGTTTGCTCCTGCCGGACTGAACAGAGGTGGTATTGACTCAGCGATACAGGCTTATAAGAAATTATCACAGTCACAGAGGGATACACTGTATGATAACAATGTAAACCCAATTGCTACATTTCCAGGACAAGGTGTGACTGTTTTCGGACAGAAAACCACACAGAAGAAAGCCAGTGCTTTGGATCGTGTGAATGTGAGAAGATTGTTGATCAACATCAAATCTTTTGTTGCTAGGTCTTCAAGAAACCTTGTATTCGAACAAAACACAACTGATCTAAGAGATCAATTCCTAAACACTGTGAATCCTTTCTTAGAACAAGTTCAGGCAAATGCTGGATTGCAAGCCTTTGAAGTTGTGATGGATGATACAAATAACACACCTGAAACAATTGACAGAAATCAGTTAGTAGGATTGATTAGATTACAACCAACGAGAACTGCCGAGTTCATCGTATTAGACTTCGTAATTGAGCCATCTGGCGCCGCTTTTGATGGGTAAAATTTAGGAAGTTTATATTTATTGGTATAGGAGATAAATTATGGCAACATTATTAGAAGCAGATAAACTTTTTTATACACCGTATGAACCGAAGTTAAAAAATAGATATATCTTCGAGATCGGTGGAATTCCTGCTTTTACAATCAAATCTGCTCAAAGACCTCAGATCACTTTTGATGAGGTGACTCTTGAGCATATGAATATTACAAAGTATGTAAAAGGTAAGGGAAGATGGCAACCGATCACTATCACACTTTACGATCCGATCGTGCCGTCTGCTGCTTCAGCTGTTGTTGAGTGGTTGAGATTACATCATGAGAGTTCTACTGGTCGTGATGGATACCAAGACTTCTATAAGAAAAATATAAATTTCAAAGTGTTGGGACCTGTAGGTGACATCGTTGAAAAATGGACTTTATATGGTACATACATTCAAGATGCTACTTTTGGTGATTTAGATTTCACTGTTTCAGATCCTGTTGAAATTACATTACAATTAAGATACGATTACGCTATATTGGAGTTCTAATGAAAAACTTACTAAAGATATTATTATCAGCAATCTTTCTTTTCGGTGCCGTCCCAACGTTGAACGCTATGGATATGAAGATGGAAAACTCAGAGGAGATTAAGAAGAAGAAAAAGAAAAAGAAGAAGAAAGGTGCTAAAGGTAAGAAAAAGAAGAAAGGTTTTTTCTCAAAAGCATTTGGTTCTAAGTAACCAATAGTTATTACATCAAGGAGTTATAATGGCAGAACATAAGTTCCCCACGGAAGTTATCGATTTACCGTCTCAAGGAAAAGTGTATCCAAAGGATTCACCTTTAGCAAAAGGTAAATTAGAATTAAAATACATGACCACAAAGGAAGAAGACATACTGATGTCTCAGAATCTCATCAAAAAAGGTGTGGTGATTGACAAACTATTGGATAGTCTGATCGTTACCGAAGGTGTGAAACAAGATGATTTAATCCTTGGTGATAAAAATGCCGTATTGGTTGCAGCTCGTATATTGGCATATGGTCCTGAATACACATGTGCTGTTGCTAATCCAAAAAATCCTGATCAACAGATTGAACATACATTTGATTTATCACAGTGTCCGTTTAAAGAAGTTGTGAAAGGTGTGGATTACAGTGATAATTCATTTGATTATACGACTCCTGTTGGTAAAACAAAACTAAAATTCAAAATACTTACAGGTAAGGATGAAGCACAGATTGAAAAGGATGTAAAACAATCGGCTAAGTTTGGTTACAATGCTGATATAACTACACGATTAAGATATATGATAACCGAAGTAGATGGTGACTCATCTAAAGAAATGATAAATTCCTACACACAAAACATGTTGGCTCGTGATTCAGTGGCATTTAGAAAATATGTCAATGATATATCACCAGACATAGAATTGACACAAGAAATCGAAATAGGAGGTGAAACTGTGAGCGTATCAATTCCGCTTACAGTCGAGTTTTTTTGGCCTAGCTCCATCGAATAAATTAGAAATACACCAATCTATATTTTATTTCATCTATGGTGCTCCTGGTTTCACCTTTGATGATGTTTACAACATGCCAGTTCATATGAGAAATTATTATTTCAAAGAACTCATGGCATTGAAAAAGAAAGAAAAAGAACAAGTTGATCAAGCCAGACAACAACCCAAACCCACGATTCCAAGACAATTTCAACCCAAGAAATAACTATCTTTGATATTTATTAGTATATTAGGAGAACTGTATCATGTCCTACATGAGTAACAAATCAATATTATCAGAGGGTGTTTTAGACTATATAGTGAAGAAATACTTTCTACCAAAAGCCCTTAAAAAAGATAAAGAGTATCAAAGATTGGCTAAAAAAGCTGACAAGGCTCTGAAAGACTTTCAAGATGCAGTCAATGCCGAATTAAAAAGATTAGAAACCAATAAGAAAGTTGATGTAGATTACTAATGGCAAGTGAAAAACAAGCAGAAAGATTAAAATTAGCCCAAGATTTAGCTAATGATGCTATTGAAAGTGGTAATGAATTATATCGTGATTTAGGTAGACTTCTTCAAGGTCGTATCTCACAGACTAAAACTCTCGGTGAAGTAAATAAACAGATAATGCACAACCTTTCTCGGCAATTACAAGCTGAAAAAAGGGGATTATCTAACGATGAAAAAAGAAAGGGTTTGGCAACTTCTTTAGCATATGCTAAAGCCAGTATGAATAAGTTAGAGCAAAAGGGTAAGGGAAATATTGCCGAACAATTAAAATTAGTTGTACAACTTTTAGAAGTTGAAGAAGCAAGTTTAGATAAAGCAGAACGAAAAAATGAAGTTTTTGACCAATTAGTAGAAAAAGCAAAAGATTTACGAAATAAACTAACGATTGCTGCTTTATTTACTGGTATAACTACAGCTGCTTTTAAGTTTGCTGCAAGAATAGATAAAATAGGTGAAACATTTGGTAGTTTAAATGTTTTAGGAAAAGATTTTCAAACAGATTTATTAGCATCATCAGTTGAAGCTACAAAACTCGGTGGTGGATTAGAGGATGTTGCCAATATAACCAA